CGTGCCTTCTGATTTTGCAGCCGATTATCTCCTCTGCTCCCTTGTCAAGAAGTACCAAAATTTCGATCTTGGTATTGACAGGGAACAAGCCGCCTTTGAAAAGTGGCTTGAAGCAGAAGAGAGCTGTAGAAGAACTAACTACTTCTTCAGAGTCCTAGCTTCGGGTGGTATACCCTTCCCACACCGCGTTCTCGAGATATTTCATCTCGCGCAATGTAAAATAGCTAAGATTCTAGGGGATGTTAGTTATTCTTCGATTAAGAAGAGCTGTCAGTTCGGCCCAGGGTCCGATTTGTCCACAGATGGCGACTTTACGTCATCATATAACAAATACAAGACTTCCGGGTCTGCCACGCCGTGGATCCTCGGTCTCTTTTCAGAGATCTTCTCTGAAGATAGGCGAGAGGATTTCCTTCACGAGTGTCAATTCGTGAAGGGTAACCGGCTCTCTTTCGTCCCAAAAACAGCCGTTATTGATAGGGCTATCTGTGTCGAACCTAGGTGGAATATCTACCTTCAGTCCGGCATTGGTGACCTTATCTCTCAACGACTCAAACGTTACGGTTTGGACATAAAAGACCAATCCCGTAACCAAGAGCTCGCGCGGCTGGCCCACGTCTATGGTTTGGCAACCATAGACCTTTCTTCAGCGTCTGATACAGTGAGTACAGGACTTGTCCAGTACTTGCTGCCTGACGATTGGAGTGACCTCATTTTCAAGACGCGGTGCCCTTATGCCTCTTATCGAGGAAAAGAGTACCGTCTCGAGAAAGTGAGTAGTATGGGCAATGGGTTTACGTTCCCACTTGAAAGCCTCATATTCTTTGCTCTCTGCGAAGCCACTTGTGACTTCGAAGATGTACCAAGGTGTATTGGCACCTTCGGTGACGATCTAATCGTTCCGAAGGAAGTTACCAAAGCACTTGTCGAGGTACTCTCCTATGCAGGCTTCTCGGTTAACACCGAAAAGTCTTTCGTAGAAGGGAATTTCTTCGAGAGCTGCGGTAAAGACTATTTCAAGGGGGTTAACGTTCGACCTTTCTTCATTAAGAGGAAGGTTTCGTCAGTACTTGATCACATGATCCTGGCCAATCAGATTACCGAGTACTGCATCCGCCTCCCTGAGGTGGCTGCGGAACTCGGCTTGTTTGAAGCCAGGGACCGTGTGATTTCCCTGATACCCCCTTCGGCTTGCCTTAGGGGACCTGTCGGGATGGCTGGAGTTGTGCATTCATCATTTGATGAGTGCACTCCACCTTCTGCCTTAGGGCAGGGGTGGGATGGCTATTGGATCAAAACCTGGGTTGCTTCTCCAAAGAAGTTCCAAGGTAATGATTTCAACGGCCATCTTTTTTCCAAGCTAAGTGACGACGTCGACTCGAGAAATGGGTTCACCACCCGTAACTCGATTAGATGGAAAAGAAAGACGACGTACGTGCCAACGTACGGTGACTTCCTCAGAATCTAACTGAG